GCCCCTCCTAAGGGCCAGATGTAGGTTCGATTCCTACTGGCGAGGCCAATAAAATCAATTGCTTAGTTTTGGCGACTTGCGAGGGTAGGCACAGTAAGGCATGGGGTGCGGCGAAGAAAAAGGACAGAAAAAGGACACTACTCCACCTCCCTAATTTCCAGACCCCCAATCAGATACCCGCAATTAAGACACTCAACCTCCCCGTCACGCCACAACCTGAAAATCCCCGACCCGCAGGCGCAGGCGTACATTTCATGTCGCTTGCGCTTTTCGCGCTCGGCGTCTAGGTCTATGGGTTCACTCACGTTTGAGTATCTTCGGCAGCTTGTCGTCGAAAATGACATAGTTCGACAGCCCTTGTCCGCCGCCACGATATTCTCCCGCCGGATAGCGGATGCCGGGGATTCCAAGGGCGTGCAAGTATTCAGATGCTGCGCTTTCTGAGCCGGTTTTAAGGGACGCCCAGTTATACAAATCCCAGCCCGCCTTCTCCTTCCCCATGTGCGCCAGCTCCGCCTCGATTTCAGATGGGGAAAAGCTGCCCCACCGTGATTTTGCGTCCTCCTTCATTGCATCAAAAGCCGCTTTTATTTCCGGCGCTTGCTTGTCAAGGGGCTTTTCCCAATCAAGCATTTTTGCGACGGCATCATCCGGGATTTCTAGGGTGTAAGCGTATGGGCCGCCAGTTTCGCTTACGGCCGGGTGCTTCTTGAATTCTTCGTAATATGCCCCGCCCTTGCCGCTAACGGCTGGTGATTCCGCCGCATATATCCCGTGCCCATATGCCTGCATCCCCTCGCCCTTCCCCACTTTTTTCATATCGAACGCGTCAAACTTGAACGGGGATGCGTGAAACACGGTCGCCAGTGACGGTATAAACGGCAACGCACCCAACGCCGACAGCGCAAAGTTTCCGGGCGTCCTGCTTTCCGGGTCGTCGTAGTACATCAGCGCATCCGACATCAGGCCGGTAGCGTCTCCCAAGCCCGGAACCACACTTGTAGCGCCTAGGAGGCCACGCAGCGGGTTCCCCGGGGCCTTGGCTGCCGGTGGTGCCAGTAATCCCCCAGGCGCGCCTACGGAGCCTACAGGGGCGTTGTCGGCCATGGCTTGGAAGTTCGGGCCGGTTAAGTAATTCGTGCCGCGCTTTCGGAATGAGTCGAGCAGGCCCATGCCTACTTCCCCGCCATAGACGCAATGGCCTGCGTCTTGTCCTTGGACCCGCGCGATGAGCCGAACCAGAAATACAGCACCGCCATCAGACTGGCGTCCAGCGTGCCCAGCATGCGGACAATCATGTCGTGGCTTCCTTCAGGGACGGCTTGCGTGAACATCATGTATTGAATCGCGCCCCACACCAGCACCACCGAAAAGGTCAACACGGAAACCGTTGGGTCGCGGGTGGCCGTGAACATTGTCCGCGCGCCGGCCCGGTCGTTGGCTTCGATTTCTTCCAGTTTGATGCCGGCATTCACCAGCGTCGTCTTGAATTCGGAGTCAATGCGCTTGAGTTCGATCAACTGCTCCGGGCTTGCGCCGACCAGTACGGATTCCAATTCGTCGGGCGTGCCGTCTGGCTTCCCTAGAAACTTCTCCGACAGGACGCGCACAGCGGTGCCGGCTAACGGGCCCCCCAGTGCGCTGGCAATGGACGGCGCGACCGCCCGGACGATTTCCTTAAGTTTCATGCTTACCCCCTGTCACCTGACCGCCGCTTCTGTCTTTCGGCCGCTGACCGTTTCGCCCGCGTGTATTCGCTGATGGTCGACTCGAGGCTGTTGACCTCGTGGCAAATGGACGCCGCCTTTTCCTCGGCTTCCTGTTTCAGACGCTCCAGAAAGTCCCAGTCGACGCTAGGGAAAAACTTCAGTTTCACGGTTCCCTCAACGTGCGGGCTTCATATTCACCCGTCTGGTCCATTTGCAGGGCATAGCGAATGGCGCGCAGGGCCTTGGACACCTGTTCCAGTGCCGCGATTTTGTCCCGGTACAGTTGCAGGATTGCCGCCTTTTCCGCTCTTTCCACGGCGCGGTCCTTAATCAAAAACGCCACCCACGCGGCCAGCGCCAGAATCGCGAGGTTGTCTGTTTTGAGGAGCTCATCCACTACCCTAAATCCCGCAGTTCCTGTTCAGCGTCTTTGCCGTCCGCCGCGTCCCTGTACAAGCGTTTCATCAACATCGTGTCGATACGCTTGGCCGCCCGGATGATTTCGCCAAGTTGAGAGGCCGTCTCGGCGGCCTTCTTTCCATGCTCGCCCCAGGCCTCACTGAGATTGCAGATATGGGCGTCGACGCCGTGCCGCCAACGGGTCCATTCGGCAACCTCGCGCTCGCGTGTGATACGGGCGTCGTTCATCTCGCGCTGGATGGATTCAAGCACGCCGAGCAAATCTGCATGCGTGGGCTGGCTTGCTGGCTTTGCTACGGTTTCGGCGTCGCGGTCGATTTCAAAGTCCAATTTTGAGAGCCTCGCGGTTTCTTGTTGGTTATGCCCTGCCGTTGTGGCGAATTGAGTAATGGTTCCCGTCACCGAAACGCCCACCCCAGACACAGTCCGGCGCGAGGCTTTCCCAGTACTCCCCAAGCGGTTTGTGGTCCTCGCTCGAGTTCAGCCATTTGCCGTTTCTGAACAGGTTGAAATCCACCGCCAGCCGGTCGATATGCAGGGAATTGGCAATGCCCTTGCCGGCTTTGGCGTTCAGCGCCGCTTGCTCCGGGGTTCTCCACGCCTCGCCAAAGGACAGTTCGAACCCGTGGGCGTAGGCGTATTCAATCAAAAGCCCAACGAGGCGTGTGAACCGGCGTTGTTTCTGGCCTAGAGTTTCTGGCATTGGCGTGCTAGGGTTTCTGCATGGGACAAACGGAATCGTTTTTTTGGGCGTCTTTCCTGAAGCCGTTCATCGCGCTGTTTCTGTTTGTCGTCGCGGCCGTTGCTGGCCGCGCCGTCCTGTCGCTCATTCCGCCCGGGCGACTCAAGGACCTACTGCAAAAGCGAATAGGCCGTTGACCGGCCCAGCGTAGAAAGCGTCGGCTCGAGGCTGCGCTGCAACAGGTTTGGCTGACTTTTAAGGGATAGTTCAAGCAGCCGAGCGCCCTCGCGCTTGTTCAGCAAGCCATTGACGACGGCTTGCTTGATTTGCTGCTCCGGCATGGCGTTATAGGCAGCTTGCAGAATCCGAGCCGGCGCCATCATCGCTGGCACGAGCGTGCCTTCTACAAAATTCTCCGGCGCACCTAGTGGCCCAAGTATGCGGCGCACAAGATTCTGGCTGGCAAAATTCTGCGCCGTGTTTGATCCAACGGATTTGACGTTCTGCTCAAACTGCGCACGCCGGCCAAGGTCGCGCGCCACGTTATATGCAGTCCTCAGTTGGTCGGAGGTCAGCACATCTTTCAGGTCTCTTGACCGCAGGCCAGTTGCCTCCTTGACCGTTTGCCGACCGTTTTTCAGGGCTTTGAAAAACTGGTCAGGCGTGAGTCGGTCAACGCCATAGTCACGCGCTGCCGGCGCTAACTTATCTTTCAGCGCCCGGCCAACATCCATCTGGTTTACGGGCGCACTCATCTGCGCAAACAGTTTCTCAGCTTGCCCGTATTCCGGCGACGCCATGCGCATCTGATGGCCCAATGAATTTTTGATGGTCATCAGTTCGCGTTTGACGGTCGTGTTGGCCTCGTCTTTCAACAGGGCGTCGATATAGTCCAGCGACGACGCAATTTGTGACGGATTCTGCCGCACGACCCAGTCAGGCGTTTTGACGTACTGCTTGGCCGATTCAAGGGCCTCGGTGAACGCCTTTCCTTTGGTTTGCAGTTTGGACAATTCCCGGGCGGCGTCGTCGGCCGAGATAGCGCCGGAGCGCAGGCGGTGCATCACCGTGCGCGCCTCTTTCAACGCAGTGCTGCCAGGCGCCCCGGAATTGCGCCCCTGCAATGCGTCGTTCAGCACTTTCCATCCATCAGAGGCGCGCTGTTCCACCGGGTACTGCTCAAAAAGCGTTTCCCGAATCTGTTTGAGAGGGCGAGTGAGTGCCGGGTTGCCGGCTTTCTTGTCGACAATGCGGTCGATCAGCCTGACCGTGCGAGACGGGTCTACCAGTGCGTCGCTGTTTTCTGCGGCGGCGTACAGCGGGCGCGTAATCGTGCGCCGAGCGGCGATTGCCGCGTCTCTGGCGGCGGCGTCCTGTGCAATGTTTCCGATGGCATCGACAGCGGCCTGTCGGTTCGCCGCATTACGAGCGGCAAAAGTGCCGGCATACAGCGGGTCGGATGCCATTGTGTTTTGCAGCCTGGAAAGGCCGACATCCCGCGATGCCTCGGCCAGAGTCGGCGTCGAGCCGGGCACAAAGTCCACGGCATTCGCTGCGCGCCGCGCGGCGGCCACGGGGTCATCCGAGAACTGCTGCAATGCCCGCGCGGCAATGCGCTCCCGCCCACCTTCAGAAAACGGCTCGAACAGCGCCCGCGCCCCGCTGGCCGTGGAATTGAGCAATCGGCCGGCCAGCACGCCGCCGGCCCCGCCAACAGCACCAGCGCCGCTTGCCATCGCCCTTTCCCCGAGTGTCCCAGGCGTCAGTGCCGCGCCCTCCAGTGCGCCATACAAAGCAGCCCCGCCCAACGTATTGGCTGCGGGCAGCGCGGCGCTTACGGACGCCGGCAACAATGCAGACCCGGCAGCGCTGACTACGGGCGCTGCGGCGGCCAAAATGGCACCCGTGCCGAGGATGTTGCCCACCATGCCAGTGCCAGTGTCCATCAGGGCCGCGTCACGCTGGCGGGAATTTTCTACATCGTCCTGCGATACCAGCCCAAACGGCTGGCCAAGCGCGCGCCCCACGTCATAAAACGACTTGCCAGCCCCGGCCCGCAATCGGTCGATTGCGCCCATATCATCCACGGGCGTGCCGTACTCGCTGCCGTCGTACTTGGGGGCGCGCATTCTGCGGATTTCAGCCGCAAGGATGCGCGCGTCGTCCACGTTACCAGCGGCGTCCGCCTTTACCAGTGCGTCCTCAAGTTGCTTCAGCGTGGCCATTACTTGTATTTCTCCAGCAGCGAATCCACGTCGTTATTCGGCACGATTTCAGCGCCGCCCATAGCGGGGTTGCCGCCAATCCTTGCCACGCCGGGACCGGCCGCTACTTGCAGGCCCTCAATGGCCAATTTCCTGTTCTGCGCCTTCTGGGCGCGTAGCTCAGCGGAATCGCCCGGCATGTCAACGTAAAGTTGCTGTCCGGTCGCCCATTCCTCATTGGTGATGGCCGCGCCCGATTCCTTCCGCAGGACCGCCGCCACGAAATTTTTGCCTTGGTTGATGTACGCCTGCCCCTCACCGGACGCCATCCAATTAGTAAGCGCAGGGCCGGTCGCTAAACGGTCAAACGTGGCCTGCACGCCAGTCGGGTTGTAGTTGCTCGAGGAAAGCGCTGCGTCCATTTCTCGCGCTCGGTTGTAGAACATGGTTGCATTGCCCTGGCTTTCGTTCAGGGTCTCGTCTTTGTAACGATACCCAGCGTCGCGCGCCTGGTTCAGCGTCATTCCAATCGGCGGCGGCTTCCCGTCCGGGCCAATCATGCTGCGCGCTTCCGGCCCAGGAATCGGCTTGTCCGCCACCATGTTGTTAATAATGCTGGTGCTAGGCCGCTTGGCGTTCGCCATTGCAATTTGGTAGTCCATGAACGTGCCCTCAAAGCCTTCGGCCTTGGCGCGCTCGTAGTTCTCTTGCGTGGCGTTCAGTTTCGGTTGGCTGAATTGCTGCTCAAGCGACTTGCTGTAGGCCAACTCCGGGTTCACGCCATAAATCGCCTGCATTTCCGGCGGCTGCTGGGCAAGCCACGTCTGCAAGGCCGCCTGCTTTCTCTCCGCTTCCGCCTGCGCCAAGGCTTCCTGCTCGCGTTTTCGCATGGAATCTTCCATCTCATACTGCAAACGCTGGCGCTCCATTTCCGCACGCTGCTGCGCAATCTGGCTCTCGGCCTCGTTCTGCCGATACTGCCCGGCGGCAAACATGCCTTGGGCAATTCCGGCCATCGGGTTGATTGGCTGGTAGCTCTGCGTCGGCTGCATCAGCAGGCCAAGCCCCGCCATTCCAAGCGGGGAACCCATCAGGTTTTGAAAGTTGAGTAACGGCATTAGAAAAGCCCCAACAGTGAGCCGCCAAGGAGTCCGCCGCCTAGAATCTGCTGCCACATGGGCGTTTCATAGGTCGGGCGGGTGGACTGAGACTGCGAGCCATACCCGCCGCCAATGTTCGCCATGTAGCGATTGAGGGCGTCGTAGGGCCGTTCTTGGTTGAACTGGAAGCGCTTGATTTGGTCGTTGAGCATGGCCTGTGACTGCTGGTCGCGAATCTGCCCCGCATCCAAGACGTTGGACATCGCCCCAAAGTTCGCCTGCGCCATGTTCGGTGCAAACTGCGCCGCCTGCTGCTGCAAGGCGCGTTCGTTCGCGTAGTTGTTCCCGTAAATATTCGACGCCATACCGGAAAGGTTTCGGCCTAATGCGTCGTATGCAGAGCCGACGGCATTCTGGAACAAGCCACTACCCGTCCTGCCAGACATGCCGAATTTGGCAGAGACGCCCGGCAAGACGGATTCATTGAACTGCCGCGTAACGGCGTCCGCCGCATTCCCGTACATGCTGTCGAGGTAGGGATTGCTGTTGAGCATGCCCCCGCCGACGACGTTCTGAAAATACTGGTTGGCCTGATTCAACTGCGGGTTGTTCATCCCGTAGTTTTCGATTCCCGTCAGCGCCCGATTCGTCGTGGCAGAAAACGGCGCCACGGTCGAGTTCGGGAAATATTGCGGGCCGCCCTTATCAAACAGGTTCCGCGCCTGCTGGAATCCGTAGGTCAGGAATGGCTGCTGCGCCGTCCACGGCGCCGACATTGAGGTGACTGTTTCGGCCATTACAGGAAACTCCAATTGCCAGCCCCGGGCAGGGCGTTTGGTATTAACTCAGGCATCGACGGCATCGTGGCGTTGCCAATTGGCATAACGCCCGCCATGCCTGTCAGTTGGTTGGAAATGCCGCGGCGCGGCCGCATGAAAAGTTCAGGGTAGGGCGACTTGTTGTACGGGTTCACGCCCCAGGTGTTGGCAGAGGGCGAACCCATCAGGCCGCCGCCAGCCTCCGGTTCTCCACCAAGGAATCCGCCGATGGCGTTCATCGCGAGATTGCCCATCATGTTGTTGGCAACGCCGCCGAGTAAGCTGGTCGGGCTGGCGGCATTCTTGAGCGCGTCCATTGACGCCTCAAACACGCCCGGCGGCGTCTGCGTCGCGACCTGTACGGACTTGTCCACGATTGGCGCAAGCCCTCCGTAATTGGCGCCCTGCGCCGCTCGAGCCGCAATGTCGGCCGGCATGTACTGGTTGACGTTCCCGACCGCCGGAATGAGCGAGCCGTACAGGCCGCTCACCGTTCCGCCCCCCGGCACGCCCAGCACGTTCGTGGGCACGCCGAACTTGTTCAGCAGGCCGCCGCCGAAATAGCCACCGGCCGCGCCCAACAGGCCGCCGAGAACGCTTTTCGACCCAAGGCCGCCCGCCAGTCCGCCGGCCAATGCGCCGCCTATCGGGCCTCCCAGTACGCTGCCCGCGGCGGTCGCCAATGCCCCGCCAACCGGCGCCAATGGGCCGAGGAAATCAAAGAAACCGGGCTCTTTCTGAATTTTCCTCGCAACGTCCCTTTGCCTCCAGTCGACGGCGTTGGCAAGGTCAAAACCGTAATTTCCGGTGCGCTTGTTGTTCTTCCAGTAGGCGTCGACCTCTGATTTGACGTTCGACGGCTGGTTGTTGTACCAGCCAATCACGTCGTCGTAGTAGCCGGATTTTGCCGGGTCAATGCCGATAGACCACAGGCCGCCGCCCCACTGCGTGAAATCGTAGCGATTCGGTCCACCGCCACCCGCGCCGAATTTGGCGCCTCCGTATCCGCTGGTTCCTTGTGCCGGTGCCGTGTAAGCCATCAGCGTGCCACCTGTATCAGTCCGTAAAGGGAAAACGTCAGCGCGTCCACGGTGCCAGCCTGAACGCCGATTTCACCACCCACGCGCATGCCAAGGCCAGACCCGGGAGAATTGGCCTCAATGGTTTCGGTTGTGTTGGCCGCAATGGCCTTGTTGAGCACCAGCGCCGTGGCGGTCGAGAACGTCCCGCCGTCGTCGTCGTGGTAGAGGCTGTAAGTCGTCGCGGAGGCGCGGGCGTTGCAGACCACCACCCGCGTGACTTCTGTTCGGTAGGCGGCAATGTAGGCGGTCTGGGAGGACACGGTACCCGGGGACACCTGTGCCAATTGAACGTTGAAATTCATCGGTAGCCCGTCCTCCGCATTTCAACCTCGAGGCCCGCGGCAGAGTCGAACCCGCCGGCAATCGTCGTGCGAATCCGGTGGTATCGGTCGTCCGCGTGAAACTCAAAAACACCCACGGCGTTTTCGGATTCCGCGGACTCGTAGGTCGGCAAGTCCCGCAGGCTTTCCCGGTGGCCGTGTTCGGCTGTTACCGTGGCCGACTGCCCGACAATAATCGGCCGGGCCTCGCGCATGTAGGCCATGCCGGCGTCGATTTCGGTGGTTTCGATTACTGCGTCCAGTGCAGCGCCTGTGAACGTCGACGCTGTGTGAGTCGTCGAGAAACCGGCGAATGACAGCCGGCCGCCTTGAAAAAGAGGTGAGTCAAGGCTTGCAGGCAAAGCGTCGAGAGAAGCAGAAATACTATCCAGACCATCCAGAGTGTATCTAGCACTGAGATACGCATAGAGCGCATTGACCTCGACCTCGCCGTAGGAAAAGCGGCCCGTGGGCCAGTGGTAGATGATGAGCCGGTTGGGCTGCCCTGCGGTGTTCGCGTTGCCGGGGTACGACCAGACCACAATGGAATTGCGATAGTCCACCGCGCTTGAGATTCGATAGGCATACGCGCCGTCGAGGTCGGTCAGAAACCAGCGGTTGATTTTGCCGTCGCCGATGTTCTTGACCGATTCCCCATTGCAGACATAGAACCCGTCGTCCGCGATGTAGTAGACCAAGCCTCCGGCGTCCGCGACGGCCCCGGCGGAAATCGCACCGATGCGCCGTTCAATCGGGGAAAAGCGAAAGACGGTAGGCGGCCCCTCGTAGTCCATGCGGACAATGCCGCGCTCGCAGAAAATCAGACCGTAGGCGCCGCCGACGACTTTGACGATGTTGCCGAAATTGTCGTTAAGCTGCTGCTCGTCGGACTGCGTAATCGGATTTGTCGCCCACGTCGTCTCGTCGCCAAACCCGGACCAGCGGACGCTGGTTTTCTTGGCGGCGCCATCGTTGATGTTCCCGAGAACGACAAAGTCGCGGACCACGGCAATAGTGGCGGCTTTCGGCGGGCTGCCTCCGAGGGCGGCAAAGTTCGTCCCACCAAGGACCATGATTTGCGGCGCGTCCTCCGGGTTGACCGCGATGACGTTCTCGCCCCACTTGGCGAATTCCCAGCGGGAGGCTGAGCCAAGGGTATAGGCGCCACCAGACGAGCGGGTGGCGTCCGCCCACGTTGCGGCGCTCAAGGTGTAAAGCTTGGTCGCATCCCCCGCGTAGTTGTAGGTGTTGCCGTCCGAGCCTTTGACGGCAATCGCGCCCCGGCAGTAGGCCGAAAGGGCATTGGATACGCTGGAAAGGCCGAGCAACTGCCGATAACCGTCAACCGCAGGAATGACATTTTTCGCAATCAGGCTGCCCGGGTTGCTGACCGTTCCAAGGTCAGGCAGCCATTCACCGAATGGCACCCTCATTTCCGCATGGCTCCAGACCACACCGTCGACGCGGGCCAGTCAATCGTGGCGTCTATCCGCATGTTCACACTTCCACCACCCACCGCAATTGCCTGCGTCCTTCCCTTGCCTTGATACGCCCCGCCGCCAAACCACTCGCAACTGACGCAGTTCCAGAACACGGCCGCCCATGACACCCCGTTGAATACGGACACGTCGTGTAGCGTTACCGTGCGGATACCCACGGGGGCTGTTTTCTGCATCGAGCCGTCAACGTGGAGAGGGACGCTCCAGGTCGAGCCGTAACCGCTCGTAATCCACAGATGCTTGAGGACGTGATTCCCTGACGCCCCATTCGCGGCAGACAGGGAAAGCCCGATTCCGCCGGCCACGTTTTCGCCGGCCCATATCGTGAAATCCTCCAGCGTTGAGCCGTTATCCAGTACGCGGATAAACGTCCCGCTGAACTGGCTTTCCAGAATGGTTGAGGACTTCCCCTGTCCTTTGACTGAAACGCCCTTTTCAATTGGCGCGGGGGCAGACTTGAAAATGCATCGACCCGCAGGCAGTTCGACTTGCTTGTATCGTCCGGACCTGGCTTCGGCGATAGCCTCATTCCACGCCTGCGTATCGTCCGTCTTGCCGTCGCACAGGAGGGCCGCCAGCACCAGCGCCGACAACATCAGGCGTATTCCGTCACGCGGAGTCGAACGGCAGCAAGTCCGCCAAACAGTCGCGTGGTGGTAGATCCGTTGACGTAGAAATTACCCGCGCCCGCAGACGGCCCCGCCCTCAGTTTGAACGTCGTCGCGGAGGTCGTTCCGGCCGCCATTTCATGTCGCAACTTGATGTTGGCAAATTCCTGCGCTGCTGGCCTAGAGGCGCTGACCGCAATGGCGTTTGCGGTGGAGTCTTGAAACAGCGCGGCGCACACCACTCCAGCAGCCCCAACAGCCCCAAACATTTCGGCTTCGATAACAAGGCGGCTCGCGGCACTGGTCGGCGTAATGGCAGCGGTGCAAAGTTCGACGCCCTCGGTGTTCTGCGGCACGGTGTCGTCCGCCGGAATCTGCACGGAGATGTTCGTATAAGTCGTGTATGGCGTCGCCTCTACGGCCTGAATGACGCGGTTGCTTGCCTCTTTCCAGACCGCCGCCCCGGCAGACGCGTCGACGCAGATATAGGCCCGGTCGATCGTCACATCGACGGCAATGGAGCCCGGC